TACTTTACAAATTATTTGGTAAGGAAAGAGTAGAAGCAGAACTTGAAGAGTTTCTTAACTTTGACTTCTTCCCTAGAAGTGGAGGAGGAATCGGTGTAACACGTATCATGCAAGCAATCCCTGACTAGGGATTTCTTTGTGAGGTGACGAAATTGGTAAACGTGTCAGTCTGTTTAACTGATGTTCCTGGCGGGACTTGAAGGTTCGACTCCTTCCCTCACAGTTTTAAAAAATTATTTATAATTTCCTATATATTATAGAATTAAATGAGAATATGTTTTCCTTTCTACTACCGATAGCAACAAAGATTATTTCTGATGCTGTAGCAAAGATCCCAGAGAATGAAGAATTGGGTGAAAAATTAATTGAGATTTGTATAGTCATTCTTGAAAAGGCAGTTAAATTGACTAAAACTGATATGGATGATAAACTATTAGAACAAGTTAAGAAAGCTATTGAAGCACGTTAATGTGATAGTTATATAAATATCTTTAGAAAAAAGATTAATTGGGTAAGAATTATGCCTTTATGGGGAATAACTGACGAGTCAAAACCAAAATGGCTTACTGACGCGCAGAAAAAAGAAGTATATGCTAATGAGAGTGGCTGGGTCGTTGAAGGTGGATCTACAATGACTGGTAATGGTAATCCCGATGCACAACCTGAAGTTCTAGCTTGTATTGGTGAACTTGCAGATAGACTACTAACTGGTACAATTACACAAGTTGAACTACCAACATCTTACAGTGATGGAACTGGTGGTAACTTTGATGTTCTAATCAGATATAATGAAGCTGTTGATGTCGTTACAACAGGTGGTAGTCCAACCATCCTTATTACTAATGATACATCTTCATCTAGAAATCTAACTGCAACCTATCATTCAGGTTCAGGTTCTAATGAAATTGTATTCAGAAAGACAAATGCACAGACTGTAGTTCAAGCGCTTGATATTCTTTCGATTACTGATGCATCTCCATATATTGTATTGAATGGTGGTACAATTAAGGATAAGGGTACAGCAACTAACTCAGAGGTAAATGTTAGTGCTACGATTGCTGGTCTTGCTGGTTCATTGACTGTTTCTGCATAACATCTAAAATATTTAATGGTTGATAATTATGAGATTTGATGAATTGAATGAGAGCAATTACATGCTCTTTGCTATAAAATTCTACGACAATCCACAAGCGGTTACCAAAGATGATTTTGAAGATGATCTGAAAAGGATCAAATATATCAAAAGATTATTAAAGAGATATAAAAATAATGGTGAGCTTAAGGTTCACCTTATTTTAAATCATTTGACAGTTTTGTTTAATGTTTTTAATGATGCTGCTGTTCCGTTATTGTTTTATAATTTAGAAGAAGACCTTTGGCCTTGTATTAAAAGTTTTCTTATATTTTTAAAACGTGTTCCTGAGTATCCCCAAAGTGACGTTAATAGTATTGCAGCAGATCCCAATTGTTTGTCTCAACTCAGATCAGTTTAATGGATATCAATAAGATCATAAAAACTTTAAGAAATTTGAATGAAGGTGTACCAACTAATAGTACAGGATCTTCAATAGATAATTATGATAAGTTTCTTTTTCCTATTGACGATGATGATTTGAGTCAAGATTATCAAACTCCAGGACAGTCGGGAATGGCTAAATGGAGGTTTTCTAATGTTTATCCCGTTCAGAAATTGACAGATCAGGATATTGATAATATGGTAGATGCATCAAAGGAGTTTGTACAAATGCAAGATGAGAATACTGAACAGAGAGTGAAGAAGAACTTTAGTTCTTTTATGGAAGATGCACCTGTTAATAATGCTAGTGGTGGAGCTATTGCTGGATTACCACCTGACAATCCTCCAGTAAGTACAAGAGCAAAAAAGAAATATATTAAACTCGGAAGAGGTTCTAGAAAATGGTGGATGCCCAAAACGAATGGTAAAGAATAATGGCACTTAGGGGAAACGATGCTATAGTAGAACGCCTTGAAAAAGTAATAGATACTTTAAGAGATAACTCTGTGAAGATGGGACAGATGCTTGCTGTCCATGATGAGAAATTAACAAAGCAGGATAGAATTGATGCGGTACTTTTTGAGAAGGTGGAATCGCTTCACCGAGAGGTCAATCGTTCGACTGCGGAGATTAAGACAGGATGTGAGAGAGATATTCGCAAGGTAGATTCCCGTCTTCAGTTAATTGAGAAGAAGATGTGGAGTATTTTTGGTGCATTAAGTATCATAAGTTTTATTGTCAGTCCAGTAGGACAAAGAGTTTTAAAGACAACATTGACATCATCGCAACAAGCAAGTATAATACCTTCAGGAATTACTCTTGTTGATGGATCTAGTTGATTCAAAATATATTGGGTTAGTTTCTTCCAGGTTACAGAAATTTAAAAGGGTCAAGGCAGACCTCTATAACTTTCGTTGTCCTATCTGTGGAGACTCTCAAAAGCATAAAAACAAAGCACGGGGATATTTCTACCAAGTAAAGACAAACACTAATTATAAGTGCCATAATTGTGGTGCTTCTTTGTCTTTAAATAATTTCCTTAAACAGATAGACCCAACTCTCCATAAACAATATACTATGGAGAAGTTTAAAGAAGGTCATACTGGTAAGAATTTTGTGGTGGAAGAACCTAAGTTTGATTTTAAGAAACCCACATTTAAGAAGCAGTTGGATTTACCAAGGGCATCTGAAGTTCCTATTGCGAAGGAATATCTTAAGAATAGAGGGTTAGATCCGACTAGGTTTTATTATGCTAGTAAGTTTAAGAAATGGGTAAATACGCAAAAGAAAACATTTGATAATATTCGTAAAGATGAAGATAGAATTATAATTCCAATGTATGACAAGGATCATATATTAATTGGTTTTCAGGGTAGAAGTCTAATTCCAAACTCTGTTAAATATATTACTATCATGATTAATGATGATGCTCCAAAAATTTACGGATTAGATAAAGTTGATGAAACAAAACCAATTTACATCATTGAAGGTCCTTTCGATTCCACACTCGTGGAGAACTCGGTTGCTATGTGCGGCTCCGATATTGATTGTCGGGCGTTTGGTTGGGGCAGTTATATTTGGGTTTATGATAACGAACCTCGCAACCGAGAAATCGTCAACAGAATCTCCAAAACCATTGGTAGAGGAGATAAAGTTATCATCTGGCCAAGTAAAGTAGAGCAGAAAGATATTAATGATATGGTTCTTGCAGGACATGATATAATGTCTATATTGGAATCAAATATATACTCTAACTTAGAAGCAAAAATTAAATTTAACAACTGGAAAAAGGTATGACCAACGGCATTAAAGTTAAAAAACGCAATGGAAGAGGTACGGAATCTCTTCAACTTGAGAAAATGCATAAGATGGTTGAGGAAGCATGTAATGGATTGGCAGGAGTATCTGCTAGTCAAGTAGAAATTAATTCTGGAATACAATTCTATGATGGAATTACTACTGAAGAAATACAGGAAATTTTAATTAAATCTGCAAGTGATTTGATTGATTTGGAGCATCCTAATTATCAGTTTGTTGCAGCACGTTTACTATTGTTTTCTCTTCGTAAGCAATTGTTTGGACGTATGCATGAGAACCCATCTGTCAAAGAACATGTTGCGAATTGTGTAGAGAAAGGTGTATATGATCCAGAATTACTTGACTTGTATTCTGACGAAGAGTATAATAAGTTACAATCATTCATAGATCATGATCGTGACTATATCTTCACTTATGCTGGATTACGTCAAGTAGTTGATAAGTATTTGGTGCAAGATAGAAGTAATGGTGCTGTTTATGAATCACCACAGTTCATGTATCTTTTGATATCTGCAACTATATTCTCTAAATATCCACAAGCAACTAGATTAGATTATGTCAAACGATACTACGACGCAATCAGCAAGCACAGAATCAACATCCCAACCCCGATCATGGCGGGCGTACGGACCCCTCTTCGTCAATACGCATCTTGTGTTTTGGTTGATATTGATGACTCCCTCGATAGTATCTTTAGCTCTGACATGGCTATTGGCAAATACGTTGCACAGAGGGCTGGTATCGGTATTAACGCAGGGAGAATTAGAGGGATCAACAGTAGAATCCGTGGCGGAGAAGTACAACACACAGGTGTGGTCCCCTTCCTCAAAAAGTTTGAGAGCACTGTCAGATGCTGTACTCAAAACGGTATCCGCGGTGGATCAGCAACTGTCCATTTTCCTATCTGGCACCAAGAAATCAGAGACATCCTCGTCCTCAAAAACAACAAAGGAACAGAAGATAACAGAGTCAGAAAACTCGACTACAGCATCCAGTTAAGTAAATTATTTTATGAACGATTTATCACTAGTGAGGATATTAGTTTATTCTCCCCTCATAATGTTCCTGGTCTTTATGATGCTTTCGGAACTGAGTCTTTTGACGAACTATACAGACAATATGAGTCCGATCAGACAATCCCAAGAACAACAGTACCAGCTCAAGAACTGATACTAGACCTCTTGAAAGAAAGAGCAGAGACTGGTAGAATATATTTAATGAATATTGACCATTGCAATTCTCATTCATCCTTTATTGATAAGGTTGAGATGAGCAACTTGTGTCAAGAGATTACATTACCAACAAAACCTATCCAACATATCGATGATGAATCTGGGGAAATTGCTCTCTGCATCCTTTCTGCTATTAATATTGGCAAAATTAGGGATGTTTCGGATTTTGAAAGTCTTTGCGATCTTAGTGTTAGGAGCCTTGATGAACTCATTGATTTTCAGGGATACCCAGTCAACGCAGCAGCAATCGCAACTAAGGCACGTAGAAGTCTTGGAATCGGTTACATCGGTCTCGCACATTACCTTGCCAAGCAGGGTGAGCACTATGATGAACCAAGAGCATGGCAATTAGTTCATGAACTAACTGAGGCATTTCAGTACTATCTTATTAAAGCATCTGTAAATCTTGCAAAAGAAAAAGGTGCTTGTGAATATTCTGATAGAACTAAGTATGCTCAAGGCATTCTTCCTATAGACACTTACAAAAAAGATGTTGATGATATTGTTCCTAATACATTAAAGTTTGATTGGGAATCTCTTAGAGAAGAAGTAAAAGAGTATGGTATCCGTAACAGCACATTGTCTGCTCAGATGCCCTCAGAATCGTCTTCTGTGGTCTGTAACGCAACAAATGGTATCGAACCACCTAGAGATTATCTATCGGTCAAGAAGTCCAAAAAAGGACCTCTCAAGCAGATAGTTCCATCATATGGAAGTCTTAAGAATAATTATACTTTGCTTTGGGATATGCCTAACAATACTGGTTATATTAATGTGGTTGCAGTTATGCAGAAGTTCTTTGATCAAGCAATTTCTGGTAACTGGAGTTATAACCCAGAGCATTACGAAGGTTCTGAAGTTCCTACTAGTGTAATGGCAAATGATTTGTTGACAACCTATAAGTTGGGATGGAAGACTTCTTATTATCAAAATACATATGATAATAAATCTGATGAAGTTGAATTATCATTACCTACCACTGAGGATGGTGTTGGTATTCAAGGACATACACAACTACAAAATTTAGTTGATGATATAATGAATTCTGAGGAGGAGGCTTGTGAATCCTGTGCAATCTGAACTACAAGGAATGACGGTATTTAATACTCAAGAGGTTGATACCAAGAAGCAACCAATGTTTTTTGGTGCTCCTCTTGGTCTTCAACGTTATGATAATTTTAAGTATCCTGCATTTGAGAATTTAACTAAACAACAGTTAGGATATTTTTGGAGACCAGAAGAAGTATCATTACAGAAAGATCGTGGAGACTATCAAACACTGCGTCCAGAACAAAAGCACATCTATACAAGCAATCTTAAATACCAGATCATGCTTGATAGTGTACAAGGCCGTGCTCCTGGTATGGCTTTCTTACTGCTCTCTACCTGAGTTAGAAGCATGTATGGAAGTATGGTCTTTTATGGAGATGATCCATAGCAGATCATATACTTATGTAATTAAGAATGTATACCCAGATCCATCTGAGGTATTTGATAAGATTCTTAGTGACCCTCGTATTCTAGAACGTGCAGCAAGTGTTACTGGTTCTTATGATGACTTTGTTAATGAAGCACAGCAGTGGGGTCAGAGTGCTTTGTGGAAGGATATGGATTCCTCATTGAATACATCCTTACCTTTTTTAGAAATGAAAGAGGTTAAACGTAAACTTTATCGTGCAGTTGCTAATGTTAACATCCTTGAAGGTATTCGATTCTATGTCAGTTTTGCTTGCTCTTTTGCTTTCGGTGAACTCAAACTTATGGAAGGAAGTGCTAAGATTATATCCCTCATTGCAAGAGACGAAAACCAACATCTTGCGTTAACACAGAATATAATTAATAATTGGAGAAAGGGTGATGACCCTGATATGGTTGATATTGTGAAGGAAGAGGAAGAGTGGACATATAAGATGTTTGATAATTGTGTGAATGAAGAAAAGAAATGGGCAGAGTACTTGTTTAAGAATGGAAGTATGATAGGATTGAATGATAAATTACTATATCAGTATGTTGAGTGGATTGCTAATCGTAGGATGAAGTCTATTGGTTTAAAACCAGTATATGATATTCCTGCAAGAAATAATCCATTACCTTGGACTGAGCATTGGATTAGTTCTAAAGGTCTTCAGGTTGCACCTCAAGAAACAGAAGTAGAATCTTACATTGTTGGAGGAATTAAACAAGATGTCAAAAAAGACACATTCTCAGGATTCAAATTATAATGATAGATTGTTAAAAGCAATTGAAGATTCGGGTGGGTTTGAATGGACACCTGGTAGTAAATGGCCACCAGAGTTACCTGATGATTTAGATTATAGTTTGGATGATTGTATGGATGCATACAATGAACCACCATGTGATGATTGGAATGATTATGCAGGTGGATAAATAAAAAACATTATTATAGTGAGGTTAAAATGATGAGTCCTTTTGCGAATGTATTAAACACAAGAGAGAGTTATAGTAGATTCTATCAAAAAATTTTTACTGAAGTAGAAGTCCAATTTGCTAATGAAAATCCTGCTTGGATACCTTTGGATACTTTATTGGCAATGGAGAGGGTTAAGAAGTAAGTGAAAATATCTATAGTTGGTGCAGGAAATGCTGCATGTGTAACTGCTTTATCATATCATCTTCAAGGAAGAATTAGAGGAAATGAAATAGGTGAGATTGAAATATATTATGATCCTAGTGTTCCAATAGAAAAGGTTGGTCAAGGAACTCTTCCATTATTAACTGGTATGATATCTCAAGTTTTGGGAATTAATCATTATCAGAAAGAGAATAAAATTGAGGCAACTCTTAAGAGTGGAATATTATATGAGAATTGGGGTAAGAAAACTCCTAAACATTTTCATCCATTTTTAATGAATACTACCTCTATTCATTATGTTCCTAATTTATTGTCGAAGGCAGTATTAGAATCTGGGTTGTTTAATGTTGTGGAAAAAAATATAGAAGATCCAGAAGAAGAAATAGATTCTGATCTTATTTTTGATTGTAGAGGTGGTGGAGATAGAAACAAACACTTATATAAAGAACTTATTAGTCCAGTAAATTCAGTTCTTCTTTACAATAAAAAAGGTAGAGATCCTGATCTTCTTTATACAAGGTGTGTTGCTACTCCTCATGGATGGACATTTGTTATACCTAATATGGATAGTGTATCTTATGGGTATTTGTATAATGATACAATAACATCAATAGAGGAAGCTAGACAAGACTTTTTAGAAAAGTTTGATATTCCTTCATATACAGATACTAATAATAAATTATCTTTTGATAATTATGTTGCACGAAATATGTTTCATGGTGAGAGAACTGTATTGAATGGTAATAAATTTTGTTTTCTTGAACCATTAGAAGCAACTTCTACTTCATTTTATCAGATTGTATGTGGTGCAGCCTGGAATATTGTTATTGGATCTGGATCTAAAAAGCAATGCAATCATTTAATCCAACGTGAGATAGAAAGAATTCAAAACTTTGTTATGTGGCATTATTCTAAAGGGTCGAAATATGATACTCCTTTCTGGAAGTATGCAATGAAATTATCTAAGGGCACATTTGATGATGATGAGGAACTGCAATCTATGATAGAATTTTCTAAGATGCAAACTACATCTAACTTTTGGGAACAAAGAGAGACATATTCACAATGGCATATAAACAGTATTAAGAATTGGGACAATGTAATTTAATGAAATTAATAAATGAAAGATTACCAGTATGGGTATATCAGTATCCTTTTGCGGATGATATCAATCCAATATTATATTCTTTTATTGCATCTTTAAGTATAGAGTCTAAGTTTTATAAAAGAAATAAATCACAAAATTTAATTCGTCATATTAAAAATAAAAATCTTTATTATAGAAATAAAAATATGGAAGTCTTAGTTAAGTGGATAACTAAGATTATTAATAGAGATGGTGAAAGACTTGCATATGCAGATGGAACTAAAATTCCATTAGACTGTGCAGAGTTGTGGTCTGTTCTTTATAATATTGGTGATGAAGTTACACCACATTCTCATATGGGATATAGATATACATTTTCTTATTATGTAAAATCACCCGAAAGATCTTCTCCACTAGTTTTTACAACTTCGGGGTATGAAATTTATCCTAAAGAAGGTCAATTAATTATTTTTGATGCTGCATTTATGCATCATGTTCCTCCTAATAAATGTGATGATAGATGTGTTCTTGTAGGAAATTTTATTTAATCTTCTAAATAACCAAGAATAATATACAGTGATGGGATGGAAGGAGATTATGAAAATCCCTGGTACTACCAAGGTACAGCTTTTACTTCTGACGATATTAATGATTTCTTCGGTTTCGTCTACAGGATTACTAATTTACAATCTGGTAAACAATACATCGGAAGAAAATACTTCATCCAAAAACGTAAGCCTAGAGGTGGTAAGAGACGGGTTACGTCTGAGAGTGACTGGAAACGATACTATGGAAGCTCTAACGAACTTAGTGCAGATAGAAAGCTTCTTGGAAACTCAGCGTTCAAACGAGAGATCCTCTCCTTACATTCCAGACTTGGAGATGTAAACTATGAAGAAACTAAACAACTGTTTCTAAATAATGTATTGCAGGAAGCGCTTGACGATGGCTCTCCAGCATACTATAATAGCAACATTCTTGGCCGTTACATGAGGAAGGACTATGGAGATTTTAGAACAAACACTCAGAACCTCCCATGATTGGGCACTCAGTAGGATTCATGAATTATCTGAAGATTCTGATGTTGATAAGGTCAATGATGCTATGGCGATTCATAGAGAATTCAGAGAGTGGTTTGATCAAAGGTATGATGAACATGACATTTTCTCATTAGAATACATTGGTGAGGGTAGTGACTATGCAAAATGAAGAGAAGTATTCTCCAGCACAATTAAAGTTGAGGAAAGAGGTATTAGCAATACTTCTTAAGAAGTATGGACATGAGAATAATAATAAAGCAATATATGAATGTGCTGATGAGTGGGTAGAAAAGTATCCTATAAGTGCTGGTGTTGTTGATTATTATGGTGCTTATAAACAATCTTTTATAAATAAATCATTATTAAGAAATGTTAAGTAAAATGTTTTGTAAAATGAAAAAGTCACTTAAAGAGTATAGGGAATGGCAGTTAAAGTTTTATTCAAGAGCAGAAGATACTTTGGAACAAAGATTGGCAGGTATTAAAGCTGCTAAAGGAAAATTAGAAGAACAGATGGAAAGAGATGCTACTGTTAGATTGCATAAAGATATTAAGGAATCAAGTGTTGAAGAATAATTAGATATCTGTTATAATATTATTGTTGTTATTGTTATGTAATGGATTATAAAACTGCGGGTGTTGATATAGAAGCAGGAGATGCTTTTGTGGATCAAATTAAAGATATTGTTAAATCTACTCATAGGCCAGAGGTCTTGGGTGGATTTGGTGGTTTTAATGGAATGACAAGAATCCCTGCTGGATATGAGAAACCTGTATTAGTTTCTGGTGCTGATGGTGTAGGAACTAAAGTACATGTTGCTGAATTAAATGCAACTGGTAATCCATCTGTTATGCAGGGTATAGGTATTGATCTTGTTGCCATGTGTGTCAATGATGTGATTACATGTGGAGCAAAACCATTATATTTTTTAGATTATATTTGTACATCAGATATATTATTACATGGAGAACTTGTAAAAGAATTAGTTAATGGTATAGCAGAAGGATGTAAGCAATCTGGATGTAGTTTGTTGGGTGGTGAAACAGCAGAACATCCACAACGTTTGGCAACGGTACCTCCTATAAGAGATATGTCAGGATTTTGTACTGGTATTGTAGAAGAGAATGAAATAATAGATGGAAGGTTAATCCGTGAAAGTGATGTAGTTATTGGAATAGAGAGTAGTGGTCTTCATAGTAATGGATATAGTTTGATTAGAGATATGTTATTCAGACATAAGATTTTTCTTAATGGAGGTTATGAAGATGGTACAATGAAAGATTCAAGTCCTACTCCAGAACTTCTTAACCCTACTATCATCTATGCTTCTGTTGTTGCAAGTCTAATAAAAGATTTTCCTATTCTTGGTATGGCACATATAACTGGTGGTGGTATACCAGGTAATCTACCAAGGTGTATTCCAGATGGTTTGACAGCACAAGTAGATTATAACTCTTGGCCAATGCCTAAGTTATTCAGTAAGATTATGCTTGCTGGTGAGATACCAGAAGAGGATATGAAGAAGACATTTAATATGGGTATTGGTTATTGTCTAGTAGTTCCACCTGATGTTGTTACAGATGTTCAGTTAAGAATACATGGACATGATATGAAGTCGTGGGTAATAGGTAAGATAACTATATAAGAGTAGATATTACTATTCTTATGCCTGAAGAAGTAAAAGAAGAAGTTGTAGAGGAAACGAAAGGTCCTCTTCAAAAATTAAAAGATAAGATTCTTCCTGATGAAGATGAGCAAGCAGCAATCATTAGTACATTTGTACGACTAGGAGTTCTTGTGTGGTCCGGAGGAATATTGACTCTTAATTATGTTGCTATACCAGGAGTACCACAACAAAAAATAGATCCAACTTTCATAGCTTCAGTTTTCACAGGAGTTTTAGCTAGCTTCGGAATTCAAACAGCATCTAAGAAAGGTGATGGAACTATGAAGATGAATGGTAATGGCAACGGTAATGGTGGAGTACCTCCAGTTACTGCAAAAGACATTGAAGCAATCATGGCAAAATCATCTGGTGGTCCTGTTCAAACTATTAGAGTTGAGCAAGCACCTCTTAAGATTACTACAGACACAAAGCCTGAAAAACCTTATACATTATAAAATCGATTCATTGTTATGACTATTTGGCAAAATTATATAAGCACCTATAGGTCAATGTTGCCCTGTAAGATTGAAAACTTATGGGCATCTTGGCAAGCAAAGGGAACATCTCTGAATGCTATAGATCATTCACATCAATATCTACTTAAGTCAAGACAGGTTGATATACATGATGGGAAGAATGTTGATATCTTTAATTGTATAGCATACCCAAAGACAGGGAGTAATCTTCCTTGTTTTGGTATGGACTTGATGAAGTTCTCACCAAAGAAGATTATTATAGTATTTGATTTTCAACATCCAGTAGAGAATTATTTGTTTGAGGTTCCAGGATTACCATACGGAAGAGGTGATTATCGATTCTTTGAACCAGGTAATCATTTCTCAAAGAATATTTACATACAATATTGTAATGAATATGAGGTTGATGCTCACTTACCAATGTTTGAGAAGTATCTTCAATGTTATGTTGACATGTTAGATGCCACTAAACCAACTGGTGAGGATACAACTTTCTATAAGGACTTTGATACTTACATGACAAAACTTGACCCAGTATCAGGATTTCTTGCTGGTAAGTTTGGTAAAGAAAAAGCAGAGAGTTTGGTCAATGATTTCTTATTCTCATATAAATAAAGTGATTTTATAATTATGAATTATGATAAGTCATAGTAAGAAATTAGTTGTCAACGGAAATAAAGTTACTACGTTAGAAGACTATGCTCCAGTTCATAAAAGAACTAGGGCAGGTTCTAATGGTAAATTGTTAATGTGTCCTCATTGTGGAAGTAAGCAATCAATAAATAATTTTTCATGGTCAACTTTGGAATGTGTACATTGCCAGTCTAAGGTTAGTAAGTATGATTGGATGGTTGACCAAACTGATACATGGAGGACTCCTAAGTAATGTGGAACTTAAACATTGGTAAAGCATTCCATAACCTTAAAGAATGGGATAAGGCATGGGCAAAGAAGATACAAGAAAAATTTAAGTTAACTGATTATCAGATGCTGTGTCTTGCATTTGGTAAAGGGTTTATTATAGGTGCAATACTTTTATGATTGACACATCACCCAGTTCGATTAGGGTATTTTTTATAATTACTTTATCAATTGCGTGGTTGGTTATTTTTAATATACCAACAGAGGACTAATGGAATTAACAGAAGAAAATGTACTCAAAGTATTAGAGGAACTTATTCCCTATATTGAAGCTGATGGTGGATACCTTCAACTTTATGATATAGAACATGAAACAGGATATGTTAAAGTAAAATTAGGTGGTGCATGTGAGACATGTGCTATGAGTACTATGACGTTGAAGCAAGGTATAGAAAAGAAATTGATGATGGAGATACCAGATGTAGTAGCAGTTATTCAGGTTCTCTAACACAGTCAGGAAGTCCACACTGAACTAGGCAAAATTACCCAATCTGTGCTATAAATATTTGATAGTACGGGATTGAAAAATCATGCCCCTGACGCAACAAAAGAATTACACAGTAGGTTATCACGACCTACAACATAAGCATCATGAGATATGTGAGTATGCAGTAGATGCATATCAAGCAATACAGAAATCCAAGGAGGATGTTCCTACATTAAAGGAGCACCCTCATTTTATTGACTATTGCGTAACAGAAGAAGTACAAAAGATTTCTGATTTTATGGCTTCTGGAATCCCAATGGGACATTAATTATGAGAGACGAAATTATGTGGTGGATGAGCAGATTAACTATTATGCTCACTTCACTCTTTTTATCATTTTCATTAGCAGCACAAGCATATGCTGCTGAGATACAAATGGGTTCTGGAGGCAATTTAGTCTTTGAACCAAACGAGGTTACTATTGATGCTGGTGATACAGTTACCTTTGTTAATAACGCATTACCTCCTCACAACATCATCTTTGATAAATTTGCAAGTTTATCCAGAGAGTCATTGATGTTTACTCCTGGCGAGACACAAGAAATTAAGTTTGCTACTGCAGGAGATTATGATTTCAAATGTGCTCCTCATGAGGGTGCTGGTATGAAAGGTGTTATTCACGTTAAATAATACTAATAACAATCATTAATATATGTTATCAACACAATATCGTTTGAGACTAGAAGCAATCTGTAAAGACATTGCTTCTGGTACAGAGGTTAGTCTAGAAGATATGATCTGGGCTGATAAATTAGCAAAAGCAAATACTGCTGCTAGAGGTATGTTAAACACTGCAAGAAGAATGAGTACTGACCCTACTGATTCTTTTCTTAATGAGTTGAATATAGGAGACCCCGATCCAACTCATCATCGTAGGGGTTTCGGAGATCCACAAGATGTGGTAGACTGGTTCCATCAGGAAAGGTCTGATGATTGGAGGCAAAGAGATTAATGATTTTTTGGATTGGATTTTTCGTTATGTTTTTTAATGAAGGATTTGTTATGATGAGGCATGTATCACCGTGGTTCGCAAGACAAAGAGATAAGTTTATTGATAAGTATGGTGCTAATGTGTGGTATAGATTCCATGGTACATTAGATTATGTTTGGATGATATTTGTAGGTCTTGGTTTGATATTCAATCCTAATAGATTATTTCATATAGCAGTACTAGCAACCTTTTGGGGTGCTTCATTTTCAATATTTTATTTACCGAGGTGGATAAAGAATGGAAGAAATCACTAACGGTTATACCAAAGAAGATATTAAAAGGATCTTAGGATCTTCTTGTCCTACTATGCCTGAAGACCATGAGACGGGTAATCAGATGAGAAGAAGAAAGGGTAGAGAAATGAGAGAAGGTAAAAGACCTTATCCTACATACCCTGCAAAGAAGGTAGGTCCAAACTTTGATGAGAATGGAAAATATATTTACCCACCAGGTTCTGGATTTAAATACAAAGATGAAAAGAGTAATAAGGTATCATGAGTGAAGTAGTATGGTCAATTAATATCATGCTTGCCATTCTCCTTATTGGTGTAGGGATTGCAATTTACTACATATTCATGTATGATACATGGTATCCAAATGACGGAACAGAGCATGGACACCAAGATAGCAGTCTTGGAAGCGAAGGTGGAACACATGATGGCTCATACGAAGGAACTCACTCTTAGAGTTCGTGCTAATGAAAAGGTTATTGCTTCAGTTAGTCTTTTAGGAGTTATAGCATGTACTTTTATTGGTGCAGGATATTTTTCACCAAAGGCAGAAGCACATATGGGACATTCATTTCCTACGGGGGAATGGATACAGAAGGTTAGAGAACATGAAGCAAGAAAGGAACGTATTTCTATAGATGAGATGATAAATAATACACTTATGGAGTATGAAAATGGGAGCAATGACCCCACCGAGTCGGAAGAGTTGTTACAACTTTCGAGTAACGGAGATTAATAAAGTTTTAGATGGTGATACAATAGATGTTACAATTGATTTAGGTTTTGATCTTTATAAGAAAGAACGTGTTAGAATAGCTGGGGTGGATACACCTGAAAAACGAACACGTAATTTGGAGGAAAAGGCACTTGGAATCGACGCAACAAACTGGCTCAAAGAAAAACTGGACAGTACTATTGCTGGTGACGACGAGCTTACTATTAGGACTGAACTTGTTGGTGGCGTCGGCAAATATGGTCGTCTTCTGGGGTGGTTATATATCGGGGATGGGAACGTGTCACTTAATGAAAAAATGATTACTGAAGGATATGCTTGGGCATATGATGGAGGTACTAAGCAAAAAGATTTTGAAACTCTACGTGAGATACGTAGGTCTTATGGTACATTAGTGGAATAGTATATATACTATACTTAAATATATTACTATGGAAGATTTAATGAAGTCTTTGCCTAAAGAGGCACAAAAAGCAATAGAGGAAGTTCCTGCTTTACAAGAAATTATAGAACCAGAACCACAAGGATTTGGTGGAACTGAGATTGCTGTTATTGCAGTTATTGCTGCTGGAGCACTAGGACTTCTTCTTAGGGCAAAGTGCAAATGCAAGAAGTAATTTATAAATAAAAAGAATTAGGTTAACTAAAATGCAAAAAGTAATTAATGTACTTGCTCTTGCGTCTTTCGCTGTATCTGGTGCCGTTGTTGGTAGTGGGTTATACGTATATCTCAATAGGGCATCCATCATTGATGGAGTTAAATCTCAGGTTATGGAAGCAGTTACTGGATCTCTCGGAGGTCTTGGTGGCATGGGTGGAGGAGCACTTCCTATAGGAACACCTGATCTTGGATCTCCTTCTGATTCAGCTGCTGTTCCAGATGGTGGTGGTTTGGGTCTTCCTGTTCCAGGTTCACCATTCTAATTACTAAAGGTATTAATCATGAAAAAAACAGAATCTTACGACCAGTTATTGAAAAGATTTCAGAAAAGAGTTCCTGAATTACAGGAAAGGTTAAGAGAAATTCGTGAAGAAGATATACCTAATTTATTAGATGAAGAAAAAAAAGTAGAACTTGATCTCTCTAGAGTAGAAGGTTCTCTTCAGTGTATTGAATATTTGGCTTATGGTAGGTTACCACATGATGGTAATCATGGTGGTATGAAAGACCATCAACCAGATAATGTAGTTCCTATTCGTCAAAACGTCTAATGGATTTACAAAAAGTTGCCACCTATGGAACAGCTGTAGCAGTAGTTGGTACAGGTACTATTATAGGTGGCAATGTTGCACTTGATAATGCTACGGGTGGTCCTGAAAAAAGAATTAAAGCAAAACAAAGCGAACTTCAACTTATAGTAAGAGAAGAAGTTAGGTCTGCTATAGCAGAGATGATGCCATCATCAACAGGAGGGGTTGTAAGAACTACAATACCAAAAGATTATAGACAAGAGGTTCCTAAATGAAAAACATTCCAATACCAGTACTTACATTCTTGGCAGCACAGTTAGGTGCAGCAGTTTGGTGGGGTGCTCAGATAGATGCCAAGGTAAAACTTGTAGAAGAGAATAGAAGATATATTCAAGAGGTTGTTATTCCATCATATGAGATTAATGATAATTGGGATAACCCACATTATAATAACTGGTTAAAGGCAGGAGGCTGGAAAGACTAGTGCCAGAAATTCCTGATATAGGTATTGCTGATATTAGAATACCTCAAACATATAAAGAGTTTCAACATCCTGCAGCATTACCTAATATACATCCTCCAGTTACTGTAAATCTTGGATTTCCTGTGGTGGAAATTCCAGGATGTGTAGAAGCACATCAAGATAATAATAGAGAAGGGAAACCATGGGATAAAGATTTGGTTGAGGATGATCCCAATCAAGTAATGGTGTTATGTCCTCATGGTTCATATCCATCATATGATTCGATGAACTTTGAACCAGATAGAGTTTTAGATACGATAGTTGCAAAAAGAGGACAAGCACCACCACCTGGAGCAGTTCCTGATACCAGTAAAGCAGTTCCACCAGATGAAGATGTGGAATGTCCAGGTCCTAACTCTCCTAGAATAGGAGATGTTGCACAGAACAAGACCGAAAAGGTTTCTGGATTTGAGTTAAGTAAAGATGGAAAAATATGTATTGTCTTATATGAGGATATTGGTGTAGTAGAACAATATCTCCCTGCTCCTCAAGTTGTGGCTACTACTGGGGGAATTGCTGTTGTTGCTACTACTTCTGCTCTTCTTGCGAAACCTCTTGCTGATCTTCTTCTGAAGGTGATAAAACCCCTCGTGAAAAAGACCATCGGGAAGATCCAAAAGATGCTTGGTCAGACCCCTTACCGTCCGACTGCTTCTGAGATTCAGACGAATCAGTATCGGGAGAAGAAGGGGATGCTACCTCTGAAGTTTGGTCAGAAGAAGAAACCTCTGAAGAAGGTTGAGGAGAAGAAGGGGTAAGACTATGTTGATGTGGTGCTATAACACCAGGTGGTTGTACTAACATAACATCAGCACACACAGAAGCATAAGGTGATTTTGGATGGAACATTATACCGGCTTGCATCAATTCGCCACAATTTTTGAGACGTGCTATTTCAAAATCCAATCTTTTATTAGCAGTTGTCTGTTGCATTAATGCAATATTTGATGCAGCTGCTTCTTTACATTGCTCTTGTAGTTTTTTATCTAATGGACGTGACCAAGTAGCAGATACACCTAAACCAAGATTATAATTTTCTGTCTGACCAGTTCTTGTAGGAATATGATATAAGATCTCACCAGGATTATCGGGTATATTATCGTCATCATTATCTGCGTTGTTATATACGGGGTCGTTATAATATCTTTCAAATGGTCTTCTAAATGACCCAGTTCCAGTGATATATGGTGTCACGTTCATAGTTGCACCTTGGCATTGTATACCACCACCATAGGTGTTAGTTATATAAGGACCTTGTAATACCTGAATTGCCTGGTTGGTTACTGAGCCCGAAGAATTCGCAATCGGATTTGCAGTAGCACTAACTCCCCCTACGTCTGTTGCATATACAGGGGTTGCAGTTGCAGTTGTTGCAAGTAGTAGACATATTTTTTTTCCTATTGACTGAATGTTGAAACCGTGTCTGTAACTGAAGTTACGTTGGTTTCTCTTTGTATTATTGTCTGAGTTGCCATACCCGGTCCAGAATAACTTTCGGTGTATTGAAAGCTTTGTACTGGATCTGCTATTGTAAAGTTTGGTTTGTTCTGTAGGTCTAACCCTGTCCATGTCGAAGTCACTCCATCTACTGTATTTGTTCCAGCTGTAACAGATGGTGCTGATACAGTATCACCATCATGTTGAACATTGGTACCAGTAATTACATACTGGTAGCCTGTATTATAATTTATACTATTAATCGTCTCCGTCACCTGCTGAGTAGTCTCAGTATGACTAGACATTTGGCCCTGGCTAAAATTTGGCACTACAGGAACTGCACCAACACCATTCGGTATTAGTGCAGATATAGCACCTACAATTACAACACGACTAATTTTCATTTATAACTCTACTTAATTGAGAGAGTTGTAACTACTTGTCCCGTCGCTGTTGTGCCCGCTCCGCCAGCGGTTAAAGTAATTGCCCCATCTGTCGCAATGGTACCAGCGAGACCACCTGCATGGCCACCAGATGTTGTGGTTGTATTACCAAATGCTGGCATGTCCATAACTGTTCCGTATGAGTTAATCGCAGGAGCAGCATTGTCACCTGTTACAGCAGCAGTATATGTATGTGCTGTTACGTCAACACCAGATCCAATAGTATTTGTTGCATCACCTAATCTGAAACTTTCTGTTAGCGAGAAAGCGTCACCGGCTGTGGTAACTGTATATACACCATCAGTATGACCTGCTGCTGCTGTTGCACCACTCTGACCAGCAATGCCGCCCATGGTACCAGCAGTAATATTTGTGCCTTGAACACTATATGTTGAACCAAGTCTGGTTGAATCAGTAGCTGCAGCATCAACACGAAGTTGAGTTGATGCACTTATACTGTGAATAATATCGGCCCTTGCTATTGGTGCCGTCATCAATAACATACCAAAGAGCAGAAATGCTTTCTTCATAAGTATAGATACTTAACAGCTTTATTTAGCTTAAAAATACTTAATAGAAAAAACCGAATAAGGAAAGGTTGCTATATAATACACAACAATTAAAATTTTAAGATACCATGTCTGAACAACAAGATCATTTAAAGAATTTGGTTTCACAAAGACAAACTCTTTTAGGTGAAATTAATGATTTAAACGCACAAGCAGCAGCAAAGAGAGAATTGGCTCTAAGAGCATCAGGTGCTATTGAGTACCTACAGCAGATTGGAGTAGAACTTCCAGAAGAGGAAGAAGCACCAGCAGCAGGTGATGCAGCAGCACCTGAAGGTGAAACTGTGGTTGGAGATGCTCCATTACCAGAACCAGTTGTAGAAGGTTGATATTCAAAAGTGTGTCTGTTATGAAACTGGCACACTAAGGTTGACAAGAAAATAGAATCAGTATATAGTATATTTGTTGAATCGACGGGTTCAACGGGGAGTGACTGAATAAACTTTCTGGCATATAGCTGGTTAAGGTGACGAGACACAGGTGGTGCTGCTGCTTCGGAAGAGGTAGAATCGACTTACCAGTCGGGTCTCAGGCAAGGACGTAAAATTTACTACTGTAGTAATGCCCGTTCTTTGTTGGTAATACAGAAACCCAACCTCCCACCCCAAAATTTTTTGAGGAATATATAATGGAAGTAACAATTTATGATACACTTCGTACTATGAAAATTTTTCTGGACACCGCAGATACTGAAGCAATTAAAAAAGGATATGAAACTGGATTGGTAGATGGAATCACTACTAATCCTTCTCTTATTATGAAGAGTGGTAGAAATCCTGAAGATGTATATCAAGAGTTAATTGACTTGGGTATATCTGATGTTAGTATGGAAGTTGTGGGTAATGCAGATGATATGCTTTATGAGGGTCGTAGACTTGCCAATAAGTTTGGTAGAGAAGCAACCATTAAAGTACCATGCACACCAGACGGATTGTATGTGTGTAGACAGTTATCAAGGTCATTAGTCAAAGTAAATGTAACACTTATATTCTCACCATCACAGGCAATACTTGCTGCTAAGGCAGGTGCAACATATGTCTCACCATTTGTAGGAAGAGTTGATGATAACTCATATGGTGGTCTATGTCTCATCAAAGATATTGCGAATGTATATGCGAAACAGAATTGGAAGAAGACAGAGATATTAGCTGCATCTATCAGAAACGTAAGAGACGTAGGTAGAGCATTTGAATATGGTGCTAACATCTGTACCATACCAACAGGAGTATTTGATAAGATGTATAAGCATGTATTAACTGATGCTGGTTTAATACAGTTTGAAAAGGACTGGGCAGAAGTTCAATCTCATGGATAAGATTGATACTCAAGGACTAAGTGGTCCTTCCATTCCTGGTTGTAAGGATAATGTATATCCCCATGATGAAAATGGAAATCCAATTCTTCCTCGTGCTACGATTACACCTCGTAGGGTTCATACACATGAGATTGTTAAAGAGTTGAAGATACTTATTAATGAAGTATTGGATGAAAGGGAACATAAGAGGAGAATGGCAGGAGCATATGATAATGTAGAACCTTTACCTCCATCATATTTCGATACTGAGCATTTTCAGCATCTTGTTGGTGAAGAGGAACCACCGTATAAAGATTGGAGTCAAGATAGAAATCCTACATGGACTTTGGATCAGTTTCAAGAATGAGCAAATCTCATAACTACAAAAATCCTTCTAAGACACAAGATCTTGGACATGTAGAGGCAACAGTTACTGAAGGTAAGAAGTATTATGATGAGCAGGGGTGGGAGATTTCCCCACCCATTTCTGATAGAGAATGTATCTATCGTTGTTTAGAGAACTGTATAAATCTTGCTGGACTTGATAAGAAACAAGTCTATAGATTGGCAGAAGAGTTTAAGACTAAGAAAACCGAATTTGTAAGAAACGAGGAGTACCCAGTATTATGAGACTCGGTGTCATGTGTTCTGGGAACGGAACTAATTTTCAAAACATAGTTACAAATCCTGTTTGTAATACTAATGAAGTTGTGTTGATGATACACAATACTAAGGAGTGTGGGGCTATTGCGAGAGCAGCAAAATATGGTGTTCCTCATGTAAGAGTTCCTCATAAAGAAGAAGAAAAGATGATAGAACTCTTCAAGGTATGGAGAGTTGATCTTATAGTTCTTGCTGGATATATGAGAGTGATTAAAAATCCTGCTGCTTTCCCGGTTCCTATTATTAATATTCATCCCTCGTTACTTCCCAAGTATAAGGGATTACATGCAATAGAACAGGCACTAGATAGTGGTGATGATGTTACTGGTGTTAGTGTGCATTATGTAAATGAAGAGTTGGATGGTGGAGAGATAATACTTCAACAAGAAGTTCCTATTCTACCTGATGATGATCTAGAATCATTGACAAAAGCTATTCAAAGAATAGAATATGCAATACTACCATTGGCAATAGAACATGTTAAAGAGAAGTTGCAGCAACAAAATAATTGATATTTGTTGCCGTATGATATCCACTGATGGTGAAGTAACACTAGAAGAAAGGATATGGATGCATACATTATGTGAAAAGAATGAAGAAGCCAAGGAATTGGCAGGTAACATTCTTGAATGGAAAATGTTATTTTGAGGAACTATGAGATTTAAAGCAACTGTAAATGTAAGACTAAGAGGATCTGTATCAGATGCTGCTGGTAATGCTGTGATGAATAATACTCATAGGGTTGCTGAAGGTCTTGAATCACATCTGTTACGGATTGGTAAGTGTATTGATTATTGGTTTGATGCAGAAGATTATGAAACAGCAGAGAAAGAGTTATTTAAACTCAGTGATTTGTTATTGGCCAATACTGTGGTAGAAGACTGGAGTTATGAGTTAGCAGAAACAGAAGAAACTGGAATAGGAAATATATCAAATGATAATGCTGGCACCTCAAGACACTCAGTGTTCGGTTAACACTCCACCAACTGTCACAACCCCCCTTGACCTTATTAGTAATTCATTGTATTATACTCTCAACTGGCACATACCTAGTGTGACAGTTGTATAAATAACTTCATACAAAGGACTCGAAAGAATCGTAACCCTGCGTTGATGTAAACGGTTCCCCATGTCGGGGGAATTATCATCCGCAAGGGATTTTTTATTCTTGCGAGATACTTAACAAACAATTATGTCTATCAAATCAACAATCGCTGCTGTTGCAGCATCTCCATTCCTTCTCGCTGGTGCAGCTTTTGCTGGTCCATATGTGAATGTTGAGAGCAATATC